TATGCTGTGAAATCATAAGGTTGTCCAGTGCTGTCATACAACCCAATAAAATTCCAACCATCATCGGTCAAGAAAATAATTGTGCGACCATCAAGATCCCTTATTCCATCTATGCCACCGTGATTATTAAATAGCTCAGACACTGAGACATTGTTGACTTGATCAAACCGTAAATTTGTTGCAAAAGAAACTGAACCAGCATCAGCCAAAGTGTAGTAGAAGTTTTGTGCAGATTTTGCTGGCACATCGAATCGTATGATGCCGTTATCGTCCCCATTGTTGATCACGCCCACTACTTCACGACTGCTTTGATTGGGTGTTTGTGGCAACACACCCGATACACCTGGCGTCGCCTGTATCCAAAATTTATGACCAGTTTGCTGCACATCAAAGGTGTAGGTTCCTTGGCGTGCCAGTGTGATAGTGGGATTCTGTCCAGCAACACCGCTGAAAGTATAGTCAACAGTATTGCGTGTGACAGTGAAATTATCTGTGAGTGCTATGGTATTAGAAAAAACATCTACCGAATCGGGACCGCTGGGCATCCAGTAATACTGTCCATAATTGATGAACTTGTCAAGATCCACAAAGGGATCCCAACTATAATATTCGCTTGCCCACAATCGATCATGACGGGAAACATCGCCCCCCTTGTTTGTTATGCCATCGATTAAGCCAGGATAGGTCACAGCGTTTTCCACTGTGTTGGTATTGGGTTTGAGAAATACCACTCCGCTTTCTAATTGGTAATCGGTCCTAGTTTTAAAGGGTTCCGGTACGTAGCTATCAGTGGGATTTACTCCTGGACCAACACGTCGACCAATATAACCTTGGGTGGCCTTGAGCGTGGGTTCTTGAACTAATTGATCTAGAGTGGCATTGAAAAACTGCTTGTTAGTGACAGTTCTAAAGATTTCTGGCAGAAAATCTACTGTGCGTATTCTAGTTTTGGCCATCTTTACACCCTACCACTATTGGTGGCAATCCTAAGTTCGCTGCTGGTCAATGCGTCAATAACTTCAATGTCGTTAATCGTAGCTGCATTTACAAATATTTCATTGGGCAGGCAACGTATTTCAAAAAGATCGCCAAATTTCTTGAGAGGGTCTTGCGGTACCATGACCACTGTGGATATGATAGTGCCTAGCTCTTTGTGCAGATAGGCTGCAAGTTCAGAAAAATAAAAAGTAAGACCAAAATCCCATTTATCAATAGTAAAATAATTATTGAGAGCCGTGATCACACTGCTCTTAATTTCACTGACACTGACCACAGAGTTTGAATTGCGTATTATTTTTAGTGTGGCTCTCAATTCTGGATCACTTTTGATACCAAATAAAGGCTTAAACACTACTGAATTTAAGATCACGTTGTCTGATATCATTTTGTACTTTTGTAAAGTACTGTATGACGTAGACAATTCATCAATGGTGGGTGGGGTTGGCTTGATCACAGTGTTGGTGGAATCTTTAATATAGTTTTGGTAAGCAGTGTAGTACGCTTGTGTGACCAAATACACATCAATGATATTGGATGATCCAGGATCAATCCTGCGGCTCAATGGAGCATTGTGTCGATATTGGAACGACAGACCTTGACGTCCGGTTCTTGCTATCAACCTTTCAATTCTTTGAATGCTGCGGACACCATCAAAAGCAACATTCAGTTTATAAAATGCTGGTTCACTGGTAGCATAAAAATATTGACCATTAGGATATTCAGCTTTGACCAATTCAATTTTATTTTTATCAGCATACTCAGTGACTACGGTTCCGGCTGCCAATGGCAGAAATCTTTCAAGATTGTCAAAATCCACTGTGAGCTCAAAGAACACATACTTGCTGGTTGAATTTACATCTGGGGCTACAATGGTTTCAAAATAATCAGGATCGTCAGCTACTCCGTCATCATCAAAGTCTGTGAAACTGACACGCACTCGAAAATCGTCTACAGCACCATCTCTCTGTATAGGCTGCCCGATAATGTCCATAACGATATCACTGTTCTGTGGCAGACTTGTATCAGGTCTATTATTGGTTTTCAAACAATTAATAAAATCATTGACCACTAATCCTGTGCGAGAATCATATACTGCTTGTGATCCATCATAAAAAAATCTTGTTTGTAAAATACTGCCCCAAAATCTCTGCAAAGATCTATTGCTCACGGTATAGGTCACACCATCAGTTTCAAACATAACCAACCAACTGTTGTCCAATCCTTGTCCTGACTGATTTTGAGCAAAATCTTGGCTAAATGTATGGTTTGAATTGAGATTGTTGGCCATAATCACATACCATGTGGCAGTGAGGTTGTTGTATCCTATGCCAAAATTTCTATACAACGTAATCTGTTCGGTCATGGACTTTTGCACCAAGATTGGTATATCAGTAACAAACTTTGGTATGACCTCAACCGGAATAGCATTGGTGGGTATAAAGTTATTGAGAGTCACAGGACCAATGCCGCTGGCTAAATTTCCAACACCAAAATTGGTACCATCCAACACCAATGCACTCACAGTGGCCCAAACCGCCACTTTATCGTCGGGCAATGATGGTGCACCTAATTTTAATCTATTGTTGGCATCAAAGTAATAACCTGTGGGTGGCACAAATTTGATCAACGATCCTTGTGTCATGTATTTTTTATTGTCGCTTGCCTGTGGACCAATGGGAGCAGGCGCGTCATTGATTGCGAATTTGAAATATCCAGTGGTTTCATTGGCAGCGGTTGTGCTTTGTTGCCATTTAATTTGCAAAGACGTTAAGTTCTGTCTAGAAAAATATTTGTAGTAAAACTCCAACATTCCTCGACTGGCTACAACCGGTTCTACTTCATTGATGATTGTGTTGGCAATGTCATTTGTATCAACAAAGGTAAAAGTAAAACTGGGAATTACCACGTTTTCCCAAATTAATCCATCATTGGCAAAAATATTAGTCGATGAATACTTGCCAGTGACATCTACTAAGTCAAGATAACGACTGGTTCCAATGGATGAGCGATTCACTGCTTTTGATTTGATTATGTTGCTATACAAGGTGTAAGGCAAGTTGTTATAATCTTCGCCGTTGACCATGCGATTCTGCGTGTAATAGCGGGCTGGGGCACGTTGCTTAATGTCTTCAATAGATTCTCTAGGATTTGCATTGGTTACCGTTTGACTTAGACCGCAGGTAAACGTAATGTTTTCTGCTCGTCCAGTGCGACTGATATATCCAAGAGAAATTTGGATAGCTTGCATTTCATCAGGGGTAATGGTGTATTGCAATCCATTGGACGTTCGCACATAGGTTCTAAAATCTCCCAATGGTATCTCAGCAAACACACCATCGCCAAAGTTTAAGTTGATCTGATCATTGGTACGAGATGTGATGCTAAAGCACTTGCGTGGTCCTGAGGTCGTTTGTTGATATTCAGCGGTGTAGATAGAATCTTTCTTATCCCACTGATATTCGATATTTCCCAATACATTCAGCTGATACAGCCACACATCCTCGTTATTGATACCTTCAACGTTTACTTCAACCACGCGATTGGCAATGCTTTCCCCTAGAGTAAAGTCTTGATTTTGCAGAGCGCCTTGTTTGAAATAAAAGAAAAAACCAGTATTGGCACTGCCAAATCCCAGTTTGTCTCTACGAAACAGCATATTAAAAATACCCGCCGGACGAGGTGCTGGTTCGTAAACAAAGTTTGCGTTTTGAAACGTGCTACTGACTGCTTCAAAATCCATGTTTATTCCATCCACCGTGGATGTATAAGGTATCACCGGCAAAAATCCTGGCGCTAAATTCACGCTATATTCCTGTGTTTCCACACCTAGGATATTCTTGGATGCACCCGGTTTGCCAAAACGTTGGCTGTCTATTAGAGCCGCATTTACAATAACCGTAAATTGTTCCAACCAGTTGGCATTGGTTACATCATTCCAGTTTACAGTCACACCGCTGAGATTAGAACCATTGAAATCCACTACGTTTTCTGTAGTAGACACATTGAAGACTTTGAGATATCCTTGTGCGGCTTGATTTCTCTTGGGTGTGTAACCAACTAGATTTGCCAGTTGCACTACCGAATCTCTACGTTCTGCAGTGTCTAGAAAGTTTTCACGCACATTTAAATCGTTGCGGAAGGCCAGTGCTTGACCCATGAAAGCCATGACATCCAACAAAGCCACAAACTCTGAAGATTCTATGTAATCATTGAAAGCTTCTGGATAATAAAGACGAATATAGTCTATAAAACTCTTGCGAAGTGTTTCAAAGTCGTAACTTTGTAGATCAGCTTCACGATAAGTGGTATAGATGCGTTTCCAATCCTCTACTCCAAAGATCGAAGTTTGTCTAATTGTTTTGGCCATAATACCTTCTGTGAAGTATTTATGGTTTGAATAAACTGAGTAGTTTTAGATAAACGAAGCAGTGCGTGATCGTTGATCAAAAAATACGGATAAAAATTCTGCAGTTTGACTTTGCACAGTTTGTATTTCTAATTCCACCAAGATACCATTCTGTTGTGGATAGCATTCAACACTGGTAAGATGAATACGCGGATCTTGACTCACAACACGCTGCAACTCTTGCTTGATAAGGGTTTTTGTCTCTTCGGTTTGAGGTTCAAACATTAAATTATATATGGTTGTGCCCACAGCCGGACGACCTACTAGTTCGCCCTGTCTAATGTTTAAAAAGTTTAATAAATCTCGTTGGATCAATGCAAAGTCTACCAGAGTAAACTTTTTGTATTGATCCACAGTGTTAAATCCAATGAATGTAGTCATGTTGTATTTATTATTTTAGGATAGCGGTAAGAAGCACATGACCCAAGAGTAACATTAAACATTATTTTAAGATTTTAGCCATACTGTCTTACTCATTGCTAGCATTAGCTTGGTCCCGACGAGCCGCCTGACGAGCTAAAAACCTATTTCTAGCGTCTTGTTGTATCTGTGCTCGTTCTTCAGGAGTAGGCGTAGTATTTGCATTAAGAATTGCAGTTATCTTGTTATAGGTTTCTTGCGTCGAATCGGTGTATTCTTTTCTCCGTTGTTCAAAAGATTCAGCGGTTCGAAAAGATTCAGCGGTTCGGCGGTGCTGCTGAGCACGCTCCAGCCGCTCCTGGTGCGTGGCGTTATATTCATCCGCTTGGCGCCTAAGTTCTATTTCCGCCTCGGTGAGGGGTCTACCTGACTCGGTGAGGGGTCTAGTACTAGATTCATCTAGATTCGACAAGCCCCGACGTTGACGTTCGCGATTGATATTATCCAACACGATGGGATCGTCACCACCATATGTTAAATTCTCATTAGAGGAAAATGCATAGATATTGGGTTCGGTATATATCGGCGGACTAACCTTTTCATTATTAATTATTTCCATTACCGCGTCATCCACACTGGATCTGTTAATAGTGCCGCTGCTTCCCAATACGGCTGTGCTAAATCCTTTGATGGATTCACTGATTTTTTGGTTGGCTAATTCCACTGCATACTGACCACCGCGAACCAGTTCGTTTATGTTTTTAACTATAGACGAATTACTAAGATTGCCTTTAATCCACGATTGTATATCCTTTGTTGCGTGTTGTGCTCCGGCCCTAATTAAGCCTGCCAATTTAGCCGGATCTTCTAGTCCAGTCACTATGCCACTCTGTTTTAAATCTGTAAATGCTTTTTGGTAAATATCTTGTTGAACCTGGTTTTGCAAATTGGTATCTCCCAAAAATGTAGACATGTCGTTGACCCCTCCTTTTCCAGTCCACACCGACGGATCACTTAATATTTCAGTTGTAGTGTTACTGTTACCGTCTAGATAGAATTCATTTGTACCTGGTTTGAGATATCCTGCCTCTTCAAGTTGTTGGGTATTTGATGCATGCCGTCCTATACCACGCTCACTGATGTCGTTTGCACCTTGGCCGGCGTCTTTATGATCTTGTGCCAACATGGCAGTGACTTGAGCATCATCAAGAGATCCTACACTGCTGTCTGCTCTAGCTTGGTTTTCATAATCTTCAGTCTCTATA